TAAGGTAGTACCGCCACTAGTAACTGTTGCATCGGCAGTAACTGTATATATTAATGAAACACCAGCAATAGTAAATGTATCGCCAGCTTTTGGTTTACCTGTTAATCCGTCAACAATTAAATTACTGCCTGTTTGACTAGCACCATTAACTAATACAGTTCCGTATGATGGAACACTTATTTTTGTCCAGCCACTACCTATACTTCTATATAAACTATTGTTACGTGCAGCAATTACTTTACCTGTCCAAGCAGCAACACCTTGAATAGTACCAGTCCCAGATGTAAATGTAAGAGCAGCTTTATCTGCAGGACTAGATGCTAAACTTGTTGTTAATGTAAGTGTTGCACGCTTAGTGGATGTGCTATATGAAACACCGCCAGTAGCAATCGTATATGTACCAGCTACCCCTGCAATAGTAAATGTATCACCTTCTAATGGGGAAGCAATTAAGTTGCCTACTATAAGTGTAGTACCTGTTTGCCCACTTCCGTGTACTCTGCCGTCTCCATATGCAGGAACGATAGAGCTATCATACTTATCGAATCCATCGATACGTCTATAGCCACCCTCGATAGAAGGTTCAAAATTACGTAATATCCTAGCACTGCCCGGAAATTGAATACCAAGCTGTAGAGGGGATAGATTCGTAATTAACCCACCCTTAAACTCAAACGGGTATGTACTCCATCTATCAGCCATTAATTAACCCTAAAGCCAGCAGTGTATCTTTTATTTTGTGGAAGCATAGTAGAGCGTACATACTCGGTACGATTGACCAGCATGATTCTCATATGCTTGAGGTTCTGTTCAAACTTTGCTTTGGCTACTGTTGCGTCTTGGGTATTGCCCCTAAACATGTACGCATAGTAAGTAGCACCTTCAACAATGACATGCCTATACATTTCAGGAATGGTGGGCACATCACTGTATGCAGATAAATCGGTAGTTACTGTGTAATACTCATACGTTAGTTCGTATGCTTCCTTTGGTGTCTGTACCAAAATGAATTGTCTATTTGGTGCTTGAACAATAAAAGAAGGAATATCTCTTAGACTTGTATCGTTATTGTATTCTTGATCTACAAACTTCTCTAAGTATTCTTCATAAGACATAATCCGTAATTTGACTGTCTCATTATTGAATGTGGTGTTTTTTCTAATACGGAAAGAATCGAAGTCAATTGTTTTCGCATTAGCAGGATAGTTATACCTACTTGTCCCTGCAGTTAAGGTTGTAGTTTGTGACACATGATTCCAGTGCCATTGAAACTCTAGCTGATTAATGTCCTGAATAGCTGCATTAACTGCATCTTTAGCATGCGAGTAAAACCCTTTAGCACTATCAAAGTTAGAGCTTGTAAGTTCTACTTCATTTAATTTTCTATTGATGTCGTTAACTAGACCTAGGAAATTGTAAGCCACTGTAGCCCCTTGTTAGAACATAAGAAATGGGAGACCCTTGTGGAGTCCCCCATCATTTACAACATTAAGCTAATTGCTCACGATCTACTGCAGAAGCTGCATCAGCAGCCTTGTTTACATCAACAACAATTGCCCAAACACGACCAGCGATTACACCGGGTGAACCAGAGATAGTTGTAACAACGTCAATGGTGTCAGCAGCGGAAATTAAACCAGCGGTAGTGCCTGCTTTAATTGTGTTAGCTGCAGTGTTATCGAAGTTTAGTGAGCTTGCAAAGTTTGTTGTACCATCAGTAATGTTCATGGTATATGTTGTAATATCAGGAACAGTTGTGGTATTTTGAAAACCAGCAGCTAATACTAAAGTACCAGCAGGAACAGCAACTCCTACAGTGGTACCAGAAGTAGCTGGCAAGCTAACAAACTTCTCGATTTTGTACGCATGATTGCGTAACGATTGAACTAAAGCCATTTCTATTTCTCCTTAAATTAAGCTGCGTTGTAACGGGCAACAGTAATACCTTCTGGACGAAGGATCTTACGACCATACAAATGCATGCCACGAACAATGTCAGCAAAGCTGTCAGGATCACGATAGCTCTCTGTCTTTGTAATCTGCTGAGCAGAAGCAACTGCAGAGTCATGACCAGCAACGATTACACCAAAGTTAGAAGACTGTGCAGATGTTCCAGATGTACCGGGACCTGTACCAACTTTTGGTAGGTTGTTGGAAACATAGATACGGAAACCATGGAGGTTGTTTACAATCAAACCATTCTGGAGACCAGAACCACCAAAGTCACCGTTCAAGAGACGGCTGTCTTCGTCTTTCAACATTTCGATAAACACTGGGTCAACAACTAACCAACGACCTTGTGTGTCAACGAATTGCTGATCAAGCAAACGACCCATACGAGCGATAACAGTCAATGGGGATACGGTTGCTGTTGGTACAGTAGTTGCACCGGGCAAACGTGGAGCCAAAGGAATCGAGTCACCAGCAGAACCTGCTGTTGTCAAGTTACCAAAGCTTGGACGGCTTAATTTCATGCTGGACAAGAGTTCGTCTGAACCAGCTTCTGTCAAAGCCTTTGTGCCGGGGAACGTTGTACGTACTGTATCAGGCGAACCATGCAAAGCAGACTGACGGAAACCAGATAAATAACCCAATACGTCTTGGTCAAACTGGTCACGCAAACGATAAGCTGCACGATCAGAAGCCATAGACATAAAGTTTACGTGGCTATGTGCTGCTTCGATGTCATCAATCTTAAATGCAAAGTAGTTAGCTTGATCAACTACGAGTGTGAAGTCTTCGTCATTTAAGTCTTGTGCTGTGATTTGTGTACCACGAGCATACGACTGAACGCTAACTTCTGGCTCTTTGATGATCTTAACGCTGTCGCCCATATTAGCGATTTCGCCAAAATAGTCGTTGTTTGTAATGTCTTCTACTACAGAAGATTTACGGAATGCAAGTTGAACTTGCTTGGAATAGATTACTGGCGAAAAATTACCATTAGGTAAATTGCCGTAACCAGCTGCTGAAGGAAATGCCATTTTATATTTCTCCTAATAAATGAAAGGCATATTAATAAATACGCTTACATACATTCTTGGAGCCTATGATGCTAGGTGCTTATAGCTTAAACCTCTAGACTGTTTAAGATATAAGGGCTAACTATATTAGGGTAGTCCTATGAATTACTGTGTTGCGTTACGATGCTACTTAATTGCCCGATACACTGGTTGACCCTAGCTATGGGTGGCAGTTTAGGGCATAGGCAGGGATATATACAGCATATCCCATACCTAAGACTTGTACTACAGTTATAAATCAAAAATCCTATTTGTCAACTATTATCTTGCAGATCCAGTGCGGTCATAAATAAACTTACCTGCCTTGATTGCAGCCACAATAGCCTCTTGATTCTTCTCGTATTCTGCTGCAGACATACGCTCTACATCAGATTCACGAATGGCACCCGGCTCATTGGCAGAATCAAAGTCTGCTTTCCTGCTATTACCTACAGACCTTGCAGCCTCTTTATCCTCAGACTTCTTGGTCTTTTTGGTATTTAAGCCCATGTCTGCCTTATACAAATCAATGGCACGAGCAGCAGAAATAGCGTCCGTCTCATTGTCATATAGGGCATTCTGTACCCATTTAGGCTGTGCTTCTACCCAATCATGAAACTCGGCTTGTTCCCGAATATCATTAAAGTCTGGGTGTAGACGCATTAATTCTGCCTCTGCACGCTGTCTTAGGGTATCTGCCTGAAGCTCGTCTAACTTCTTGACTCGCTCTTCTAGTGCCTTAGACTGTTCTTGAGCCTTTTGCATTGCAATTGTCTCAACAATCTTAGCCACATCAGGGAATTCTTTAGACCATTCAGCAATCTCTTCTGCCGACTTGGGCATACGTAATTGCTTTGTGGCTGACTTCTCTAACTGTCCCTTGAGTTCGTCAATCTGCTTTTGCAACTCAAGTTCTTTCTTCTGAGTATGCCTACGCAAATCTCCGTACCGCTTTTTAAAACTCTTTTCTTCTGGACTGGAAGGTTCTTCACCTTCAAAATCCTCGGCATCTTGTGCCTTAGCTTCCTCTGGTTTGTTCCCTTCGGCAAGCTGTTTCAGTTCTTCTTCTTCTTTTTCAATGCGTTCCTTGTTAGCATTACGTGTTGCAAAGCCCGACATTGTTTTAGTTTGTACTTCTACTTTTTGGAGTTCCATCTTTTCCTCGTTGGTTGGGGCTAACAGTAGCCAGATTAAACTGGGGTATTAGGTAGCCATTGTTTAGGGGAATTGTTTTATTTCTTAACAGCTAACCCCTTTTTAGCTGTCTTATTATTTGGTTTTTGTACTTTCTTGCGAGGAGCAAGTAAAGGTTTCTTACTGTATTTTACCATAGTGGTGGTCATAAGTCCACCCTCAGCTGCACCAATTGTCTCTGCCTCTTTATATCCAGCAGGGATAGGTGCTTGCGGCTGGTCGTCCTTAAATGGAATCATTGTGGACTGACCTTCTGCATTTACAAATCGTTTTAAATCGTACTTAGCTGGGGCTACTTCTGCCAACTTGACATTACCAAAGCCTGTTAAATCCTCAGTCATATCATCTGTTGGGCTGTATCTTGAACGCACTCTCAGTGTCAATAGTCCATCAGGCATAGTACCTTCACTGGGCAATATCTCGCCTAGGATACTCTTCGATATAACATCACTTGCAAACTTCTTACCTGCCTTCTCTAAGCCAGTATCCACTGGAGCAGGAGGTGTAAACAATTCATTAGCATTGTAAGATGCAGCTAGATTCTGTGCTACTGCTTTCTCTCCAGCACCTCCGACAGTTAATCTAGCAGTATCTGCAGCTGCAAAAGGATCTACTCCTTCTTGCTGTAAGATCTTTGCAATTTGATCCTCACCAATACCTTGAGAACGTAAACCTTCAGCAGAATCTGCAATGAAGTTTGCATCTTCTACAGCATTGGGGCTGTATGTGCTACCTATTCCAAACTCATTTTTAATACCACCATATGCTTCGCTTACACCGCTAGATACGGCACCAGTAACACCACCAACAATAGCACCTTTACCAGCACCCTCAAAGAAGTCTTGACCAGCAGCAACAGATCTAGCACCCCCAGTACCAGCACCTATGATTGCACCTGTGCCTGCAGATGTAATAATTTTAGCTGCTGTAGGTCCTACAAATTCTTTAGCAACACCACCAATCTCTGAAGAAACCATTGGTGCAAAGGTAGTAGCTGCATACGAAATACCAAAGGATGTAGCAATGTCAGTAATGTCACCGCCTTTGATAGCTGTATTAGCAGCAGAGATATAAGGGACAAGGTAGTACTGTTGTGTAGCAATAGCAGCTACGGTTGCGACAGTACCTACGTCTACTTTCTGCAATACCTCTTCGTCAAATTTAGCAAGGGTATCTCCAATAACAGGACCCGGATCAATCTTTGCTAATTGATCGCCTACGTCTTCTGTCCAATTGTCTGCTTTGTCTAAAGTGTCTCCGACAAAATCTACCACATCACTTACGACTGGGATTCCTCCACCACACATATACTATTCCTTATAGTTTTTTAACACTATTAAATCCACCAATCTTATAGCCGTTGTGGATATAGAATTTTTTCATCTCTTCTATTTTGCCGCCTACACTGTGACCCATGTACATTTCAGTAACTCCCATGGATCTAGCCCAGTCTTCTATTGCACGTAAAAGGAGAAAAGCAGTTCTACCTCCCCTATGCTCAGGCAATATATAAAAGCCCAAGTCCGTTGCTCTCTCATAATCAGAAAAAAAGAAAGGCGCAACTATAGCTCCTACAAAACCAATACATTTATCTTCTTTATACGCAAGAAAGGCTGCTCCTTTTGGGTAATTAAAAAGATCTTGTATTCTTTTTCTAGATGCTTTTGCGTGTGAAAAAGCACCTTCAGCAACCATCGATTCAATCAAGCCAAACAAAGTATCAAAATGTTTTTGTTCGGCTCTTATTATTTTTATCATAGTACTACGCTATATCTAAGGACCATCCATTTTCAGTTTGCTGCACATCGTATCCTAGATTTTCTAATGCGGATATATTATTTTTTTGGTTAGACTCAAATCGTTTAATACCTGCTTTCTTTGCAATCTCTATTCCTGCCTGTATTGCTTTGTCTAATTTCTCAGGTGGATCGTTGGAGAAGAAGTATGGATCTACAACACCGGGTCTCTTTACAAATCCTAATATGACTGTATCATTGTAACGAGTAGAAATCAATCTTTGTGCACGATTTAATCTTTCTACCTTTGCAATAAACTCATCTGCTTTATCTTGTTGTTCTGCAGGGAAATTGCTTTTAATAATATCGCTAGGCTTTAATCCTTCAGTAGGAGTACTCTGCTCAATGTCAGCTAACTCAGATTCTTTAGCCTTCATATTCTCTGCTGTCTTATTGATGTAGTCCATCTGCTCTGGTGTAAGCTGTGGTGTTTTGGGAGCAGCAGCTTCTTGTGTCATTCCCTCTGGCATGGCAGGTTGTTGATTGGTAGCCACACCACCTACAGCCATTTCTTTTTCTTCTTCTTCGCCTTCCTCAGATTCAATCTCTGACATGATGTCATCTAACTCAGACTCAAACTCACCATCATCCTCTTCGGTAGCCTCGTCTGCATTAGACATCTGCCCCATGGCTTCCATCTTCTTGAGACCTTCTTTGGCAGCCTGACGCATCATCATCAGTCTCTCAAGACCAATGTAACGAACTACATCAGCAGGGAATACAAACTCGCCCTCGCTTAGTTTAGCAGGGATGTCATCACGAACTTCTTCTTTCATAGCACCGACAGGAACTTCGTTACCACTCTCCTCGTCTACTGTGCCGCCCTCTTGAAGCATACCGCCTTCTTCTAGAAGTTTTTTAGTTTGTGCTTTCACTTGACCGCCTTTAGCCATACCTGCCTGCTCTTTAGTTATTCCTACATCGTCTGGGTTCTTGCCAGTCCTCTTCATATACTCTTCTTTCCATGCAGTTGGGTGCTCTTTTGATTTAAGCATTTCACCAGTTTCTGGATTGGAAGAAGCCCAGTGGTATCTGTTTTTATCAAAAGGATCTCGTTCAGGTCTTACTCCAGACTTCCATGCAGAACGATAGTCATAGTCCTTTGTATCTAGATCCGGCTCTTCCCCATATTCTTTTACATACTCCTTAAACCAAGCAGTACCACGAATACCTTTTTGGAATTCCTGTTCTTCTTTATCCGCTTGTTTTTTCGGCATTGACTTCGTCTCTCAAATGTTTAAGCTGTCGCAGTGCTGTAATCGCACCTTGAGCTTGATATAAATTAACAGGTTCTACCGACTGCTCTAACTTCTTTTGATGCAACTCAATGTAATAGTCAAGCATATCTGTAAACGCTTGCCACTGAGTATTTGTACTTACAAACCCCTTAAGCTTGGGGAGGTACGGCTTGTTGCTGTGGCTGTGGTTGTTGCTCATTGCCTGTGAATCCTTGTTCTTGTGGTGTAGGTGCCATGCCAATACCAATGTTGCCACCGCCAGTACCTGCTGTATCTGCTACACCGGGAACTCCGGGAGCACCTGCAGCTGGGGCAGGGGGTTGACCTTGTTGCATTAGCACAGCCTGTCTGATTGCCTCATCAATATTATTGGTAACCTTCTCAGGATCCAGATCCATTGCCTTAGCAATCTCCCTGATAATATACGGGAATTTTGCATAAGGTGCAAGTGCTGGTGTACTAGCAATCTGCAAGAACTGCATGAGTCTTTGACTACGTACTTCGTTAGCCATGAGACTTTCTGTACCACGGGCTTTAACTTCTAAGTCACCCTTGATCTCAGCATCAAAATCAAACTGCATGTTAAAGCTAAAGAATGCTTCACCGATAGGACGTAGGAGATAGTCATCTACGTTCTTAATAACGGTCTTGATACTGCCAGATGCAGCATTCATTAACATGCTAATGCCACTAGCTGTACGACCTACACCAGATACACCCGTCTGCCCATGTGAGAAGGACGGTAACCCAGTAGCTTCGTCAGCTAATATACGAGCCTTGTCAAACAACTGTAGGTTCTCATTGGATACGTTAGGAAACTTCGTACCAAAGATTGCCTGACCGGGAGCACCACCTTGTCTACGGAATACTTTTCCGGGATACACAGACAGGTCTTGACCGGGAACGAGATTGGTTTCATCCACCTCGAACACTAAATTGCCAGATAGGACGGCATTGTCTACCGCCATACGCATAAACCCATTCATTAAAGTTTGTGTGTCGTCCATGTTTTCTGCGACACCGATGCCAAAGAAAGAGTAGGGGTTTAGCTCGTAGGGGACAGCATAATACGGAATCCTAGCTGGCTTAAAGGGATTTAATACCATTCGCAAGATACGACCATTGCAATACCAAATGTTTGCCTGTAATTCATCGGCAGCATTTAATTCGGCAGGGATTTTAACTCCGTTCTCTTCGAGAATATCTCTCTCAACGGAACCCCAAAATTCTAAGACTTCAAAGCGATCAATGCCTGTATCTACCTGATAGTCATTGAGATCGTCTTCCCAGTACTTCTTAGTGTAAGATTCACCACGAGCAATAACATCATCAATTACTTTAGCACGGAAGAATGGACGCTTCTTAAGTGCACGCATTTGACTGCGGCTCATCTTGTGTCGCTCAATGATGTACTGAGCTTCGTCCATGTTAGATGCATCTGGATCTGGATATAGATTCCAAACACTTACATGTGATGTAGATGGTACGGTTTTGATAACAGGAGAGTAATCTCCCTCTGGTGTCCAGTTTGCATACTCTTTATCTATGGCAAAAGGACCCTTCATAATACCTGTACCAAAGAGTGCCATCTCAAATGCAGTAGATCTTAGTTGCTTACTTGCATTACTTTCATCTAGCTGATCCTTGATTTTCTTTTCCATCTTTTTAGCTGCAACCATGGCTGGGCTAAATGTGGCAGAAGTAGGAGTCTGACCGGGACCTTCATTGAGATTGTTAATGCCAGACAGTTCCTCTGCTAGAGGACCTAGTTGATCTTGTAGTGTTTTAAATGTAGCACCGGGTGGCAGTTCTCTACCGTCACCCTTGTATCCATACGGAGAGAAGTCAGGAACAGCAGCACGAACTTTCTCTTCACTTGGATCAAAGCTAACTGTATCTACTACACCCTCTGGTAGTACAGTTGGATCTACACTGATTGGGAAATTATTGTTTGAAAATAATACATCTACAATTTGACCATAGGCTGCCAGTGTTTTGGTCTTAGTGACCTTGATAAACACACGGCTCTTCTCTGCCTCAGTAAACTGTACATCAGGACCATAAAGACCACGGTAATTACGATAGGCTCTTAGCCATCTCTCTTCATCATTACGTCTTGTAGTCTCAGCCTTATTGTACTTATCCATCAATAACTGCACGATGGGAGCAGCTACAGGATCTTCCTCATTGATGTTGCTCACATCTTTTAAATTAATGGATTCGTCTTCGATCAGGTTTTTATCTGCCATTCTTTACCTTTAATATCCAAATGTGGGATCCGCTAATGACATCCCAGACTTCTGGTGTAAGGGATTGTAATCCCATAAGTTAC